TAAAGCAAATCTATAAAGGTCATCAGGAGCCAAACGCTGGCCAATAAGAGCAAGCATACCTGCAGGCTCAAGTCGAGTTTCAGCAACGTCTTGGTACCAGTCTTCCATTGCTTCTCGTTGTTCTGAAGAACGGACTTTGCGAGGGTCCACAAGGTCGTCCCAGAAACAGCCATCGAAACGTCCTCCGATGAAACCACTATCCATACCGTAGGCACTTAGTGTTGGCTCCTTTTCAGAAATAGCACCCTGGTCCTCAGGTTGCATAACGATAAACGCTTCAGTAGTCCATTGTTCTTTTTCAAGTGGTTTGAATCGTCCAAAATCTAAAGCGAGAGTTGTCTCTGCATCAATTGCTTGTCCACGTGATTTAAGCAGTTCGTCTGCAGTCTCAGGGATAACACGTTCTAGCGAACGACGTACTCGACGTAAGTTGTTTCGTGCAAGGCTCATAGTTGCAGAACCAGTAAGCAAACGAATACCACGGTTACGGCAAATAGCCCAACACGTGATGTCGTGCAACAACGTTGTTTTACCAGAACCAGGTGGCATGTTCATTACTACGTATTCTTTGTCTGGCGATTCAAGCAAACGAATTAACTCTGCTCCTGCTATCTCCTGCCACGGTGTAGAGATACGCCCGAAGTAACGCTGGCGGAAATACGCAAAATCTTCTAGTGCGTGCTGTGCTTCTTCGCTTAACTTGTCGTAAGGGATTGGACCCGTTAATTTTGCTTCACGTTTCTTTTCGTGATAGTCACGGGCTGAACTGTCAAGGTCTTCGTCGGCCCGTAGTTTTATTGCTGCTTTCTCAACACGGTACGCAGTGGCTTCTGAGAACTTAGCCTTCTGTGCAGATTGGGCAATAGAGAACCCTGCGGCTCTAGCCTCAAAATACTTTTTACGTTGTGGAGGTGTTACAGCCATTTATCGATACAGCGCATCGTGAAGCAACCCTCTAATACGATAGCCATTGGCATTTGTATCTCCAAGGGTAAAGAATCCACCAAGGTCATCCTTGAGGTCTTTAACTGCGACCACAAGGATGTAATCCTCGATGATGGGCATAACCCATTCTTGTTCATCTAATAATTCAGAGTTGATGCCGTTTAGAAATTTAGGTAAGTTAGATTCTAACCATTCTTTTAAAGATATTTCTAAAGCGTCACCATGACTCATTATTTATGCCTTAGGTGTTTCTGTTACTAGATCTTCCTTAGCAGTCTGAGCCATCTGAGTAGCAAAGTGAATAGCCGCTGTCAAATTTGTCTGAAGGTTGTTCTTCTTTGCAATGTGGAATGCTTGCATCCCAACCGCTGCTAATGCACAGACAGTAACAGATAATCCTTGTACAAAGGGAGGAAGGGTAAATCCTGGGTGAATTAAAGCCGCCGCTGCTCCAGCCGCTGATAATAGTGATGTTACATGTGGTGCAAATGTTTTATTCATATTGTCTCCTAATAGGTTGTGGTTTAAGTATAGCAACAGAAAACCCCCCAGTCTGTAACTGAGGGGCTTCTGGAGGAAGGTAATGAATACATAGGGGATGCCTATGTATTTAGTATAACACATCTTTACACCAGAGGCGCAAAAAAAATTATAAAAAATCTAGCACCGAGGTGCAGATGGGTCCCCGGAACGAGGCGTACCGTCCGAGTTCCAAAGAGCCTTATAGTCACGACGCTGCTTTCTACGCCATGAAAGGCGCAGAGAAGTGTCAGTGTTTCGTCGATTTCGTTTGGACAGCAACACGGGGTGTGGGTTACTTTTTCTTCTTTACCTTAGGCTTGGGAGCATACTTCTTGTTTGCCTTAGCCAGAGTCTTTTCCCCATGCTTGTCTTTAGGTCGGCCACAGCCGCAAGTTGCACACATACAACTATGATACCACAGCAAAAGACCCCAGACCTGTTTCCCAACAGTTCTAGGGCCTAGTACAAAATGTTCCGAGTGCGGATCAAAGCACAAGTATACACACCAGGTGTACACCTGTCATACACCTCCATGTGAAAAGGTTCACATACATTGTTACGACCTACCGGCCCCATTCACCGCTTTGTGTGGTACTCTGGATACAGCGCCGATTAGAGCGTTCGTGGGTGCAAGTCCCCCCGGAGTGTGAGTCTTACTACCATGCATGTAAATGCCCTGTACGTAAGATACTCGCCGGAGTTACCCGGTTAGAGCGGGGTTGGGTTGAACACGTGCCAAGAGCCATTGGTAAATAGTCCTCGTGTTCATGACGGGTGGATTGTCCTAAGAGTTTTTTAGTGGTGAATGCAGGGGAATCTGTAACTACAAGCCTGCCATGTTAAGACAGTGCTTTTGAAGGTGGTATTTGGGGGTAATCTGAAAGTATGTAGTTTGCTTCTCTTTGTCCGATTTATGCTACGCAAAATCAGACGTGCTGTTAAAAGCAGATATAATAGACGTGTTTGAAAACCCTGGTCAAATGGTGAGAATGACAGTTTATCGTTGTTTAGATCCCCTGTGTTTATACAATACCCGCCTCGGCAGATACCCGGTCAGAGTCGTGGAGTTAGTGTGTGTAGATGATTAATCGTTTTTTAGGGAGTGTATGACTAGAGCAATTGCTCTACCCTACCCTCGTAACTACATGTGTGAGTGGCATAGCCACACTCAACATCAACTACCTAACAGCCTGAAGTCTGTTCGCACTTAGCCAGTGCATTGGCTTGTAAACAGCATGGTGCTACGCAACTGGTCTTCATTTGCTGGCAATTCCGCCCCAGTCCGCCAGTATCCTCGCTCACTCAGATACAGCCGGCAAGGCGTCATTGTGGCCCCATAGCGAATCCTTATCTTGAGGCTAACAGTTTCTAAGCAGTCAACAGCGCCTGCCAAGAAACTGCTACGGGAAGATTTCTAAGTAGCACACTACTAAGAAACTTCCTTGCCTGATCCACTCACCACGAACGTCCCTGCTATGGGCCAGCAAAAGCGTAGAGTCGTGTGTGCTACCCTTGAATTATTGGACTCGTCGCTTGCCTTCATCAAGCGCTCATCTCAATAATCCGCCCTGCGGCTCGCGAATCACAAGGCTTGTCTAAGTTCATTCTAAAGCACGGGGGCGTGCTTTACGAAAGCCACGTTTAGTGGCTTCCGCCGAACTCACTAAGTCAATTACTTGCGACCACTCTCGCCTAAGTCTCAACATTACGGGATTCCATGTTGGTGTCAACCTGCGCTAGAGGAACTTTTGGAGAACTTTTGCAGGCAAAACTTACACCAAAACTTCATCTTGCTCGGTCGTAGCGTCTCTCGGCTGACCTGAACACTTTTACGGTACAGCCTTCGACGTGACACCAACATTCCACCCTGAGCCATCGTTCGCTTGTGAGCGACCGAACTGCTGATAGCATGGCTATCATCATGGCTCGCATTTGCCTTAGCAAATGCCGTTGCCCTGGGGGGGTCTTGTTTTCAAAGTGGAGACAAGACAGAAAGGTGGTTGACATGGGTTATGTCAATTGTTTCGTATGTGATAACTGTAGTGACCACAGTGACGTTAGTTATATGACTGTGTATAATTGTGGTGATGAACAAGAATGGTGCGAGTCTTGTGTAGACAATTACTCGTGGTCATGTGAAGATTGTGGCACTGTGTATGCCGAAGGCGAAGCGTACATCACGTATGGCCGTAATACTCATATTTGTGAGTGCTGTTGTACTGACGGCTTCACGTACTGTGACACTTGTAATGAGTATGAAAGAAACGAGGACCTTTGTGAAGAAGATGAGGTTGACGCTTACGTTCACTCGTACAGTTACAAACCAGATCCCATATTTCATGGCGACGGGCCAGCATACTTCGGTATAGAACTCGAAGTTGAATGTGGCAACGCTAGTCGCCCTGAAATGGCTCAGTTAGTAACTGAGCAACACGGCATGGATGTCTTGTATCTTAAAGAAGACGGTTCTCTTAGCCATGGCTTTGAAATCGTCAGCCATCCACGCAGTGTTGATAGTTGGAGAGAATTTGCCCCTCAACTGGGTCAAACTCTATCTCAACTATCCAAGTCGGGTGTGAAATCCTGGTCTGCCTCGTCTTGTGGGCTCCACGTCCACATGTCTAAAGCAGGCATGAGCAACTCACACATGGCTCGTTTCGGTCTTCTATTCAGCCGTAACGCACTCGAGTGGGAGTCTGTAGCCCGTCGTACATCTGGATACGCCAGTTTCAATAGGCTCAAAGATGATGGTGGCGTGTTACTCAAGGTGATTCAACCATACAGCGCTAGTCACACCGACGCCGTCAACTTCGGCAACCGTACTACTATCGAGGTTCGCATTTGGCGTCCTTCACTAATGGTAGAACGTGTACTAGCCGTTGTTGAACTGATGGCTCTATGCCGTGCATACACGGCATCGATTACATCGTTTGACGTAGCCCGTGGTGCCCTTGATTGGTCACGTTTCAGCCTATACGCTGAAATCCACGGTAACGCAAATACCCAGTTGCTCATGCGTGGAGACTCATTCCGACAGGTGGTGGCATAATGTGTGTTATTTGCGCAACCGTGGGTGACGCCCGCCCGACTCGAGCCGAGTTACAGCAAGCATGTCAGTCGAATCCAGATGGATTCGGTTGGGGCGCCGTTGTCTACCATGACGATGACAAGTTCATCATCACTGGTAAATCAATGTCGCCAGTCGAAGCAATTAACTCGTATGAGGATTTGCTCGACTCTTGGGGTCAGCATGTACAAGCAAGTTACTTCCATGCTCGCATAGCAACGCATGGCAGTAAAACGTTAGCAAACTGTCACGGCTTTGAGGTTGGCGGTTCTAATGGCGGTTCTGTCTTGGTGCACAACGGCGTGCTACCAATCCAGATCGCCAAGGGTGACGACAGAACCGATAGCCAGGTGTTTGCTGAGGAAATCCTCGGTAACATGTTTGGTGGTGTTCCGGGACTCCATGCGAATCACGCATGGGACGTATGCGAAGCCTACGTCGAAAACAGCGGTTCCAAAGTTGTCGTCTTGACAGTCGAGGACGAAATGCCACTGCTCATACTTGGTGAGGGACTAGGACACTGGCAGACCAAAGAGGTCTGGTGGTCAAATAGTTCCTACAAACAGCATGTCTATTCACCGTCCACTGTCAGGTACAGTGCTCAAGATTATGACTTGTTCGATGACCTCATCAACGTCCCGTGCGCCAACTTCGACTGCACGGAACGTCTTGAGTACGACGACGAGTTGTGCGAGTCCTGTGGTTGGTGTCAAGACTGCGTGAGCCATTGGCTTGACTGCCTGTGCTTAAGAATTGGGGGCGAACAATGAAGTTCGTTGTCCCAATCTTCGCAGTCTTCACCGGCTGGCACGTCGCAGTCGTAGAGCACGAGCATTTCAGCGGTCACTGGTTGCTGATAGGTGGCCATAATGACCCAATCGCAGTGATTATCTGGGTTGGAGTGACCACTGCACTGCTCTACATGTGGTACAACTTAGAGTAGAACTACAAAAGTTGAGGAGAGGCACGGACCAAAAGCGGTCCGTGTCTCTCCTCTAACTTTTTTAAAAGCAGGACGGCGGACAATGGCGGGCCGGCGCTCTTTGCTGGGTGCGGTCAAAATTTTTTCAATGGCACGCCCATGCTCTTTCCTGGGTGCGGTGCAAAACAAAGGGGAACCTCCCCAGCATGGCCCGCAATGGGGTTAATGGCCATACTGGGAAGGCAGGTACCAAGGTGTGTGTGACTCACACGTTGGACGAACGGATGCCCTCACGAATCATTGTAACAATGTCCTGGGTGCCTTTGGTGATGTAAGCCTTGCGGTTGCGACCGTGAACTGCATTGTCAATCTCAGCCCACTGCTCAGCGGTGACCTCAAAGACCAGAGCAATAGCACCGTGGCGAATCTTGACTGTGGTAGTGATGTCAGACATTCATGACTCCTGAACTGAGATTAGGTTCAGTAACCTACCGCATGAAAAGCACTCAGGCTTAACAACAGGCAACTTAGTTGTAATCTCAACCAGAGCGTCGCAGTGGTCAGGGTCACACGTATAACGATACTTTTCCCAAATCATTAGTAACCCACCCCAAAGTCCTCACAAGTGAGAGCAACAGCACTGTTTAGCGCCTTGCACAACTCGTTCAACTTGTCGTTGGTCATTCCTTCAACCATGGCTTCTGTAAGTTCGGCAAACCAAAGAACTTCGGTACCGTCTCCACCAATTTCTAGGTCTTCATTCATTTTACCCTCCTCAGAGTATTGTGAATTCTATTATAGGCACACTTCTGCGCCCATGTCAAATGTTATTTAATGTTTTTCTTCTTGCGATAACGAGCGACTCGGATACGGGTTGCTTGGTTGTACGCATCCACACAAGGCTGGCATGTCTCATGCTCAGGGTCTTTCATCTTCCTGCGCCGGTGCCAAGCCCAACCTCTCTCAGTACCATGCTCTACTTCTTTCCGATTAGGGGGTGTATAGCCCAGAGAGACCGCCAGAATCCTTAATTCCTGGTAATCTAGTCCAGCCCATACACCCCACGCTTCTCGGTGAACCAACGCCCAATCAAGGCACGCTGATCTTAATTCACATCCTTCACAAATGATTTTGGCGAGGGCTACGCTTGCAGGTCGTTCATCGAAGAACACCTTTGTCTCACCGAGACACTTAGCCTGTTGCCATTCAATCATTAAAAGTCTGGCTCTGCTTCTTTCTTCTTGAATCCAGTAGCGGTGACTTCAGCCGTAGCGAATCGAAGGTCGGGACCAACTGCTTCAGCGTTAAGAATTACCTTGCTGACAGTCTTGCCTTCCTTGTTCTCGTAACGGTCCTGGGTCAAGTTACCATTAACTACAACACGGTCACCCTTGTGTAGTGAGTCTGCAACACCTTGGGCCAATGTGCCCCAAGCGGTTACGTCGAAGTACGATACGTATTCTTCTTCACCCTTCTTACGGTTTACTGCAACAGAGAAGTTGACCACAGCGTTGCCGTTGTTGGTGAACTTAATCTCTGGGTCGGCGGTAAGTCTGCCTATGATGGTTGTACTCATTTCTGTCCTATGCTTTCTTTTAGATACTGCCTTGTAATTGTACTCTAATACCCTGCTTCATGCAACAACTTAACCATGTCAGCCAGCGTAACAACTGCATACGCTTGACCAGCACTACGGTTACGTCGTTTAATGACAGCAAGACCTATGCCAGCCTTGGCGTTGTTCTTTTCTACCTCGGTCTCGTCCATAATGGAAGCGAGGGTTATCTTGCCTACGTTCTTGCACTCAATAACGATGGCGTGAGCAAACCCGTTTAAGTCGCCCTTGTCTATCGTGTTGCCTGCACCGTAACGTCGCTCAACGTTTGGGTAGCCGTTCTCGTTAAAGAACTTGGCTACATCACGCTCCCACTGGGAACCCTTAGCCTTCTGTGGTGTTGTCATTATTTAATAGCCATAAATGTAAGAGTCCAAATACAGACAAGAATGATTACGAATGATGTTGTTGTCATTTAAAACCACCACTAATGCCAACCAAAACAAACAAAAATAATGCAATAGCACTTACAAAAAATACGCCTACCAGTATGTTAATTAGTATCGTCATCAGGCTCCAGTTCGTCCAGCATGTCAGCAAGTGACTTCTGTAATACATCTTGTGATACGCCGTTGCGTACCAATGCACCCAACAATGAACCGATGGCTTTGTCCATCGCACCGTTGACTGCTTCTTCTAATTCATTTTTCTTCATGATGCCTTTCTTAATGCGTGTCGTTGATTCTGAACCATGATCCGACGTTTCTTAGCAGACAGACCACCACGGAAACCAATTTGTATTTCTTCTTTCAATGCGTCTTGAAGACATTCTTCTTTTACTGTGCAGTCAGCGCACACCTTGCGAAGTCGAATGTCAATCTCCTCGCCACGTGTCGGGAAAAAAATGTTTGTTTCCATTCCCCTACAACTTGCAAACTCCATCCATCTCATTGTGCTGTCCTCTTTAATAGACCTTCTTTAAAACCTTTAGGCATTGGTACTGATTCCTTCCTTCGTTCTTCGATGACACGTTCCCACTTGTCAGTCTTTGGTGTTGTAATAACTGGTGCTGGCTTTAACTTCGCTTCATCACGGTTACGTTGCATCTCCATCTTAATGAAGTTCTTGCGTAGGTTCTCAGGCGACAGGATGATACTGCACCAGAAGTCGTGTGAGTGTGCCCACGTAATCATGTCTTTAATCTCTTGCTCACTACGTTCGTCAATGCGGTGTAGTTTCTCCATAACGGTTAGTGCGTTCTGATTAACACGTGACTTCTTCTTACCTGATGTCTTGATGTTCTCGTTAAGAAACAACAAGCAAGCCATGGCTACGTCCCATGTTGGTCCAGTCTTAATTTCGGGTGCTGTCTCTTTGGACCTAGCGATGTACTCCTTCGCTGTTTCCATTGAGATAATACCGTCGTTGATCAGGATACATAGGACGTTCTTGTAATCAATTTCCTTGGCCATCACTCTCCCTAAACAGACAGAGTGCGATGATGGTGTAGGTAGCAAGGTCAAGCAGTGAATCTTCAATGCTCTCGTTGACAAGGTTCTGTCCTCTTGCGGCTGCTTGAAGTCGTTTGAGTTTGTCCGTAGCCCGTGTCATGCAACCCACCCAACCTGGAATACCAAAGTCTTCACTCGCTCGCACGTTGGCAAACGGGTCATCTGTTTTTCCATAGTCGGCTTGCTTCTTGTCATGCATAGCCTGAATCTCTTTAAGTATGTTGCTAAATTCGCTCACAACCGTCTGTCCATTCTGGGTATAACCCGTGATTTCTATTGTAATAAAATACTGCTACTGCTTGTTGCTGATACACGTCTGCTTCGTTCGGTGTTGGTGGTAAGCCCTTAACGTAGTTACGAGCGTACTGCCAGATGTAAGGCAAAAACTGAAACATGCCCTGAGCGTTTGATACCGGATTGGTATCAACTACTTTGTCACGGCTTTCAGTGTAAGCAATACAAGCAAACTGCTTCTGTGCGTGTAATGGTAGAGAAAGTAGCGGGGGGTAAGGCATAGCCTTCTCTACCAAAATTGGTTGCTCCACTGCTTGTGTGGGCACTTGCATAAATGTGTTAACGATTCCTAGGGTTGATAAACCCAGTATCGCTATAAACCTATGCATCGTGTGGTCCGGTAGAGGGATGAGACATACGAGATAACTGAATCTCTAACTCCCTGACCCTACGGTGCAGGATGTTGATTTCCATCATGTATTCTTCAACCCTACCGAGCAAAACTTCGTTTCTCTCTTGTAGGTATTTTAATTCGATACTCATTTTTCCTCCTCAGGAATAAAGTTTGTTAACTTGCTTTTGTTACTAGGACAACGGTGGACTACTTCTTCCGCCTTCTGTTCTATCAGAAGCAGACACTTAGGGCAAACCCACTTTTTGAACTTCATGATTCTCCTAGATTGTTATAAATGTAAATGGTGGCATTGCCATGTTGGAATGACGTGCCGTAGTTTTTAACGCTACTCGAACTGCGTTATTGCTTATGGCTTTCTGTTCAGCCAAAACAGCAAGGCACCCAGTAGCAACAGGATTGCCGGCTCCAATACTTGCATAGTTTTCCTTAAACTTGATAACAGATAGATCATCGTCAATTTCGTAGAGGTGTTTCTTAGTTACTACGAGCAAGTTCCATTCACCGCTTACGTTGGCTTCATGCAGATGGTTACGTAAAGCGTATGGGTCACTAAGACCCGACTTACGGGCAACTTCGATGACACGGAATGAACCTGAGCCACCGATAAGTGAGTCGCCTACCTTCCATACTTTTGGTTCGGCTGACAACTGGTACAGACCACCTTCGTCGTATGCACCAGCGTCGCCACCAATAGAGAATGTCTTACCATCTGTGAAACCAACTATGCAGGTCATTTAAAATTCTCCGGTACTATGCCTTTGTAAGGCATCTGTTGATTCTGAGGTTTGAAAGATGCTTCGCACTTGGGGCAGAACACGTAAGGGTTAGGGGTAACACTTAATAGCCACTCGTGCTTACATTCTTTCCACCTGGTCATGCTAAGTCCAGCATCACTCCGACCATCTCCGGTTCGCTCAAGTCGTTGAGTGACTTAATCTCACGGTTGATGATGCTCTCGACGTATGCCTTGCGGTCTGCTGGTGACTCAAACTTCTTAGACAACTTCTCACGCATGACTTCAGCAGTCGTTGGTTCCTTTGGCTTGGCCACTGACTTTGCCTTGGTAGCACTGTTCGCATCGTCATCATCGTCAGCAACTAGACCAAGTGCTGACATGTAAGCGTAACGTCGAGCGTATGTAACCGCACTACCTTGTGCTTGTGGGTCATCCTTAACCATGTGTAGTTTCATCGAGTAAGCCATAAACTGACCTGACTGGTGAAGCAAGTACGTCAACAACGCATCCCCACCCGATTCATCATGAGTAATAAACTGACTGATAGCAAGACCATGCTTTGCTAGTACTGGGCTGGCGCTTTGTACAACGTCAGGCAAAGCCGCATACTTACTCTTGAAGAACGGGTTAGTAGACCCCTTTGGTACTGCACTGAACTCAGCCTGTGCTGATACCAATGCCTGTGCTAATTCGTTTATTTCGTTTGATTGCATGTGTTCTCCTTAGAACTTAGTAGTAAAATCATAGCCGAGAACAGCGAAGGACGTAATGAACGTATCCATAACGTCAAGCACTGCTTCGTAATTCTTTGTAAAGGCTAGGTGGACAGAGTCTCCACTATCGTCTTTTAATACAATGGCAAATTGGTCCCCATCTAATTGATCCGCAAACATAGTAAGTACTGTGTCGTACCCTGTAAGCGTAACTGTTGGTGTTGACATTATTCTTCCTCTCTCTTTTGTAATACACTTTGTGTTACTAATACTTGTCCGCTACCGTCATCTTGACAGATGGAACGGAACGCACAATACTCGCACTGCCATGCACTGCCCTCAGGATTAAGCATAACCTCATTTGCATAGTCGTCTATTGCAATACGGTCAGGCAAGTAGCCATTCTTTATGTCGTAGTCAAGATTAGACATGCGGTTAATCTCCCATAGAGCCATGTCTTCCCATACCTCACGTGGTACTTCAAACTCAGCGAGGAAACGGTTAACGCCTTCGATGCCCATCGTCTTAGCCTTCTGCTTAGACAATGCTTCAAAGCCAATAGAGCCCATAATGATGGTTTCTATACGGATTTCCTTGTTCTCTGATTCGATGCCCAGAGCGTTCATGCCAGCCTGTGTGATGGCCTTCTTAGCAGGACCCTTAGGGCCTTCCTTAGAGAAGGTGCCACGCATACGTGCCCAACCAACCTGTGAGTCAAACGCCCAAGTACCCATTGTCTTCAATTCATAGAGCACGTGTGTGCCACCGTAGTTGCTACCTACGTCATGAGTGGAGATAAGGGCATCACATGAGCCTGATAGGAAATCTCCTATCTGGGAAGTAACTTCGAACTGGGCTGAAGGGAAACGTCGTCCAATTGCATCTTGCAATGCTTCGTGGATGATGGTCCCAAGTCCAGTTACCCATGCACCTGATTCGTCCATTGGTTCTGTAGCCTCAGCGTCAAAAGCCGCATACCCCTGCTGGCGTCCACATGCGTGTGCAGATGAATACCGTAATGGTGTATTGCGAGCCGTTGGCTTTGGTACTTGTGATTTTATGTGCAGTTCCTCAACGAGGGCACTGGTCAACATAGGGTTATTGTTTTGATTCATTACACTCCTTCCGAGAGTGGTATCAACAATACACACTCAGGGGGGTGTTGTCAAATGTTTAAATGACCACCAAAGTCATGGGTATCAGACTTGACCGCAATAAGGTTGGCCTGAACGTAGGGAATGTGGTTGTCGTGGTGCCATTTGCTAGGGAAAAAACTGCGTAGGCATGACACCTGAAAACGTACACGTCCGTCAATAAAATCTGAATATGTCTTGTCGGTGTGATACCAGAACGAATTCTCGTTCCAGAACGCAATGTGTGTCGGGTCTTGGTACGCACCACGTCCGTCACTACTTGGGGTCATAGATAAAAGCATGCCACCGTGTGCCAATTTGTCGTAGCACCACTCCATGAACGCCACCTTGTTTTCAACGTGCTCCATAAAATCGTGTGCTCGAATAACACCAACACTGTTATCAGCAATGTCCATGTCAAAGATGTTACCTACGTAGTCAACGCCTTCCCCTGGACGAAGATCAACACCAAGGAATCCTTCTGCTTTGTTGTGGTGTGCACCTAGGTCAAGTGCCAATAGACCCTCACGGTCAGCCCAAGCCAAAGAGTTGCGTTCAATCGTTTGGTGATACAACTCAACAGTTCCAGTCTGAATCTCGGCGTTACGTACAGTTTGAGTGTTGTCTGGATGTACACGTTGGAGGTACAGAATCTCTGGAATGTGATAGAACTTGGTTATCTGGTAAAACTGGGCCATTATGTCTTGGTCGTCCAGTACCGCTAGATTGGCGTTATACCCGTCTATTTGGCCGTATAGGGCACTCCTGAAGGCTCTTAGGTGGTTAGGGGCGTACCAAATGTAAGACATGTTGTGGGGGTATGGCTCAAATGAAAGAGCACCCTTGTACCCGTCTTCGTGGTAGTACTTCCAGCCATGGGCACGGTCAAACTCAGAATCGTCTGGGCTCCCGTCCTCAAGAATCTGAGCGGTGTCAGAGTAGACAAAGCCTACGTCAGGCATGTTGTCAAATACGTACTCCACGTCCATAAGCGCCGTTGGTAAAAGTATGTCATCGTGGTCTAGTTCCAGGAGGATGTCACCTGTACAGTATGATACGGCTTCACGTTTCAAAGCGCCAACGCCAGTAAGAACAGACCAGTAGACAACAACACGTGCGTCTTTAGGTGGTTCCCATTCGGCGTCGCCGTTAAGCAGAACAATCCACTCCCAATTAGTATTAGTCTGCTCGTTTAGAGAACGGTAGCATTGATCTAAATACTTAGGGTCGTGGCTGGGCGTGAATACGCTAATCATTGTCATCCCACTTAAACATAGCACGTATGTACATAGCGACGTACAAAAAACTGTACAGAATAAAACCGTATTGTTTAGACTGTAAGGCGTAAATTATCCACAAAAACTCGTTGCAGATAAGAACAAACCAACCCCAGCGTAATTTGCTACCTACGGTGAACAGACCAAAAGAACCAACTACAGCCAGTATCCAGGACCACATCATTAGAAAGAATACTCCACATTGGGGTACTTCTTCTTCATGAATTGCACCAGTGGCATCTTCTCGTAACGTCGGCATAGGTAGTCAAGCGATACAAACATTGGGTCGTAACTACCGTCACGTACCTCGTGCTTAACGATTATTCCTCGCCAGTGGGCGTTCCCTTGCGGTCCTTTATAGTCTTCATCATGGAGGTAGCATGCGCCCGCAACAAGGCCATGTTGGCTTTTGCCAGCGACGAATCTAAGTCCGTAGGCGAGCGTCTGTTGG